ATCCAGCCTCTCTCAATGCCGTTCTGTAACCAGATACCAAACTCTTGCTCCTCTGGAGAAAGATCTTCCATACCCATATGATTCATACCTCTAGTATATCCTTAAATGCTTACTATGTCAATAGGACCCATACAGGATGGAGAAAATTTTATTGCTGCGCTTACAGCAGAGTGCACACGATTTCTTGCATTTTTTTGTTTATCTGTTGCATACAAGACACCGTAAGCATACTCTGCACCAGAACCCATAGCAAGGTATGGAAGTGTATATTTAGATAAAGACATATCTGCAGAACTATGTTCATATATCTCACCACGAATAGCAATAATCAAACCAAGGTCTCCATCTTTAGATGTATCAACCCAGAACTCGTTGTAAAATTCTTTTAGTTCTTTAATAAATCTAGTCTGCATAAACTTATCTGTGTCTTTAATGTTTGGAGCAGTTGGTTTAAAGTTGTAACGGATTCTTTCTCCGTCCATTGATCCAGCATATCCAATAAGGTACGGGCCTATCTTCCAAACTTTTGGTGCCTCAAGTGCTAGAATAGTACCATCATCTGATGCTCCACGATCTCCAGCCATATAGACTTTATCTTCGTGACGTACAACAGCAATACAAGTCATGATATGCCTTCCTATATTTACTATTCAGTATAGCATTAAAGTAAAAATGTGTCAATTACTTGATTGTTTGTCCACATTCTGAGCATGTTTTAGTATTCTTAACAGTCTTATTAGGCTCAGATTTTGTAGTGGATTTTGCTGCTGCTTTACCGCCAAACTTAGGACGACCAAACCCTACGATAGAAACTTGAACTCCTGCTTTATTTTTCTTAAAAGCACGAAGTTGCTTACAGGCTTCTCCACCATTTCTTTGGCTTCCTGATTTCTTTGAAGAAGTGTTTCCTTCAATACACCATACAGTTCCATCTTCGTTATCTTCAATAACAATTCCTACGTGAGAAATTCTATCGACGCCATCTGATGGGAAATCAAAATAGGCGATATCTCCTGGCTCTGGATCTGCTAAATCTCCATCAATCCATGAGTTAGCCTTCTTAAAAGCCTGTGCACCACTTGGAGTGTAGACAGTATTAGGAATCTTTACGCCAGATTCTGACGCACACCAGTTGACGAAACTTCCGCACCATGGTTGGAAGTTGGCCTTCATAAAAGCACCGTACTTAGTTTCGTTATCTTTTGGACCCTCTATATATCCTACCTGAGATTTAGCAACTTGAATAAGGCGAGCAGCAGTTCCTTGTGGAGCCTTTTCTGTTGCTGCTGGTACTGGAAAATCATCTTGTGCCATTACTTACTCCTTATCCCAATTAGTATCTACTGGTTGCTCTGCTGGCATTGCACCGTCTGGTTTGGCAGCAAGTCTTGCTCTTACTTCATCTAACTCTGCATCAAGTTTATCTTCTGCCATTCTGACTTCTGAATCTACTTTTTTATTATCTATCTGTGCTTGCATAATATCTTTAGCACCACTTTGACCAATTAATAGTCCTGCAAGTGTTCCTGTGATAAATGTAGCAACTGAACCAAGCACATTGAAAAACATCTTATCATTTTCTGATTGTGCTCCAATTGGTTGTGTTACGAATATAAGTGCGTATAAAATACCTAACGCTGTAAATAATAAAATTGCTCCAAGTGTACAACCAAGAATAAACTTTAGTCGTGCATCAAGATCCTGCGGTGTTAATCTTTGCTTACTCATCCTGTTTTCCTATCAAGTCTTTTGTACAAGTTCCTGTAGCCTCACAAAGTGGTGGCTTACATTCTGCCTTTTCCCAGTTTACTGGATCCTGGCAAGGATAGCGATAGTGACCGTCATACCCGCAGCCACCAAGGCCTAATACAAGTATACACGATAAAAAAATATTACGGATCTTCATACTTGTATTATACCAACTATTCTTTATCTTCACGAAGCGGTATGGTAATAAGCCACAGGGCAATTGATATTAATGTGGCTACCCCCACTACCTGCTGGGCGGTACCTGTAAGGGTAAGCCAAGCAATAAAGAAGCCAAGGATGGTAAATATCTGGGCAATACTCTCAATTACAGCAGCCTTAAACCACTTAAAGAGTCCTTTAACTATCTTCTTAATCATGTTCATATTATAACCTCCTTAGTGACATAACTGAACTAACAATATTTCCTACCAAAATAACAGGAATGACCACCTCTTGGACCTTCTCTCTTTGGTCATCTGTCATATCTTTACCCCAATCTGTAGGGCTTAATAATTTATCAAAGTCTATATCTGTTAATGCTCCAAGTGGATCTGCCAAGAATGCTTCTGTTTGTACTTCAGTGATAGCATCTGCTAATGTGAATGGCATTACTGAGTCCCCCGCTTCTGCTGCTCTACTTTCAAACTCTACAAACGCTGTAGCAATTGCAGGATCAGATTTCATTGCCTCTGCAATCTTTTCAACTTCTGATGCCTTGATACCTAAGTCTTGTGCTACCTCTGCCTTTGCTTCTTGGGTCAAAGAGTTAAGAGTTTGGCTAACTGCTGCCACTTGCTCAGGTGAAAGTGTAACTAACTTATTATCTTTGCTTGTAAGATTAGCAATAACTCCAGATAAATCTTCTGCTGTTCCTGTACCTTTTTCAGGAATAAGTTCAGCCAATTCTTCATCTTCTATTTCAGGATTAGTTGTTGGTTCTGGTTCAGGTGTTGGCTCTGGTTGGGGTTCAGGGGTTGGCTCTTCTGTTGGGTCTACAACTGGCTCATCTGTTGGTTCTGGTTCTGGGGTTGGTTCTTCAGTTGGCTCTGGCTTAGGGTCTTCTGTAGGCTCATTGGTAGGCTCTGGAGAAGGCTCTGGGGTGGGTTCCTCAGTAGGTTCCTCTGTTGGCTCAGTTGATGGTTCTGGAGTTGGTTCTGGTGTAGGCTCTACTGTAACCTCTGGTGTAGGTGTTGGCTGTGGTTGGTTTGCAAGGGCAGTAGCAATAGCAGCAGCAATCCTCTGTTTCTCTTCAAAATCCCATTGAGCCTCATACTCTTCTTCAGCAGCAGTAATGGCATCATTCATATCTTCAATTGCATTATTATAATTTTCAATAGCATTATCTTTTGCTGCTAAGGCTAAAGCAGTGTTTAATTGTGCAATCTCGTATGCGGTTTCTGCAGCATCTTTTTCATCCTGTGCTAATTCTAAGTCATTCTGTAGATTAGTTAATGTTGAAGAACTTTGTGTATATGCAAGTGATCTGCTATTGTATTCTTGTTGCGCTGCATTTCTTGTTGCAAGTGCTTCGTTATAATCATCTATTTGCTCCTGAGTTGCACCTGGACCAGAAGAAAATGTTCCAAGATTACAACTAAATCCTACTCCCCATCCACCAGTATAGTCGCATCCTGCTCCAGTCCATCCTCCAGGAATTGCCCATCCAAGATGATAAGATCCTGGACCTCCTCCGTTATACCACCAAATTTCTACATTTAATGTTTTATTTTGACTAACATCATATATTGGAGAATATGCACTCCATCTTGCTCCTTGTTCGACCCAATTATCAACTGCAAGTTGACCATTTACATACATTCTAAATCCATCATCCGTATAACCTGCAAATTTTGTTTCAGTCCAATGTGAGGGCACGGTTATGGTTCCAGTAAATTTAACAACAAAATTTTCATACCTATTTCCGCAAACTGGAAGATTCATAGAATTTGAATTCCATATACCAGTACATAAAATTTGATCTGGAACCATTTGATTGCTTAACCATAAAAATGAATATTGCCTTACTCCAGAATAAACTGTATACTGTAAACCTTGGCCTCCAGCAGACTGCATATTTGTCTGGGCTGTTTGAAGATTAATGTTTGCTATGTTAAGTGCTTCTTGGGCAGAGTTCTTTTCATTAAGGGCTATTGCTACTGTGGCTGTTTGCCCATCTACTGCTGACTGGGCTAAAGAAAGGTTTGATATTTTTGTATTGAGGGTTGACAGGGATTCTGCTTCTGTCTCTACCGCTTCGTCGTATGCTTCTGCTGCTGAGATTTTGTTATCCCTGGCAATTACGGCATCATCATACTTGCCCTGTGCCACATCAATAAGGGAGACTAATTCAGCACTATCATTAAGGTCTGAGACCTTCTCATTGAGGACTTCTATCCTTTGGGCACCTATTGCTATAGGATCATCAGAATGAGCCTCTGTAGGGGCTATTAGAAGCCAACCAAAGGCTAAGAAGGTTGCAAGTGTTATTCGTGTTAATCTTTTAATTATCCTTTCAGCCTCCACAACTAATAGGATAATTATAGCATTTTTATTTTAAATACTTAGTGTTAAGATTGTCAATTATTAGCCCTAGTCTTGGGCCAACACCCCAAACCTTGTGTGCTGTTTCTGTGGGCAAATAGGCTATATCTCCTGGCTTTAATTCATAAGTTTCTTTTTGATCTACTTCCCATAAAGATGTTCCAAGTATTTGCCAAAAAATTGCATCGACTGTATCTTGATGATAACCAGTAACCCTATCGGTCATTGATATTCTTATTCCTTGCAGGTGCCAATCACTGCTACAGTTACATGGTTTGGCTTCATAATAATCACAATTAGTGTTGTCTACAGATTTATTTAATTTATATAATAATTCAGTTACACCTTCAAAATGATTAAATATTGATTTTCTGCCTTGTGGGGCAAACCATAGACCTGATTGAATTTCAACATTACCTCTAAAGGCACCGCCTTGATTTAAAATTCTATCCTTAAGGATTTCATTTGGTATGAGTGACTCACTGTATAAAAATTTTGCTACATCTTCCCATGTGATTTCTGATGTATGATATTTTTCAACAGTCAGAACTTCACCGTTTTGCTTTGCGTTTTCCATTAAATTAAACATACTTAATTATATCACTTCAAAACAAAAAGGGGAGCAGGTTTCCCCACTCCCCCAGTTGTTATGTTAATTACTTAACTAAAGTAACTCGTGCCTTTGGATTCTTTGCATTCCATTGGCGAGCCAACTTGTTGAAAGCATCCTTAAGTGACTTGATTGCTGCAGCGTTATCTGCAGTCAACTTAGCAATCTGTGCATCCTTTGCAGCAAGTGCTGCATCTGAAGCAACCTTTGCATCAGCAAGTGCCTTGTCTGAAGCGACCTTTGCATCTGCTAATGCCTTTGCTGAAGCAGCCTTCTCTGCTGCAAGAGCAGCATCTGAAGCAGCCTTAGCAGCAACTGCATCCGCAGCAGCCTTTAGAACTGCAGCATCTGCAACTGCCTTAGCAGCAAGTGCTGCATCCTTAGCAGCCTTCTCAGCAGCAAGTTCTGATACTAGATCACGAACTGCAATTTCTGCAAATGGTGCTAGTGTTGGAGCAGTCAATCCCACTACTGCTGCTGCAACTGCATCTGTTGATGTTGTTGGTGCAAAAGTAATAAGTGATCGTGTTCCAGATGCTGGAAGAGTTGCCTTAAATGTTGCAACTCCAAAGTCTGAAAGTGTAGCACCAGTTGTTGCTGTTGCTGTATCCATTGTTGCTGTTGAAGCAAATACTGTTGCAGTAATTGACTTTCCAGATACCTTATTACCAAATGCATCTGTTGCAGTTACTGTAATGTCTTGCTTTGTACCAGCAGCACCTGTTGCAGGTGCAGAAACTGTTAGGTTGTTAATTAGACCAGCAGTACCCTGTACATAGTATGTTAGTGTTACTGGACCATTTGTAATTACAACTGTTCCAATTGCTGTTGTCTTTGTGTAGACAAAGAATGTTGCAGTTGTTCCTGTACCAGTTGCAACTGTCAAGGTTGAAGAACCTGAAGATGCTCCTACTGGTGCAGCAGATGAGTGTAGTGCAGAAACAATTGTTGCATTTGTTGCTGTTGCTGTTACATTTGTTCCAGCAGTTACTGTTGCTACCAACTGTACAACATCTGTGTTGTCAATTGTGTTGTCTGCAGGTACTGGACGTACGATTGCAGTTGTTAGTGCAGTTCCAGCAGTTGCTGGTGTGTCATATCCTGCGCCACCTGCTTTTGAAGCATTCCATGTGGATGCTACAACTGACATGGTGTTAGCATTTGCAGGTGCTATGGCGACCATGCCCAAAGTCATGACTGCAGTCATAACTAATGCGACCTTCTTAAATGAATTCATTTTTCTCCTTTTATTCATTGTTTATAGTGTTTTTAGTCTATCCAGATAGTCTTTTATATCTTCTATTTGGTTAGGTTTATATTGTATCACGTTCTCAGGGAGCGTGTCAACTCTGCGGGGCTGTCCTCTAAATGTATGAACCTCGACTTCAAGGTTTTGATCTCTGGGTGTATAGGATATCGCACCAAAGATAGATCCACACACAGCATCAGCAAGGTCTTTAGATTTTTTGCGTGGGTGATCAACCTTGTCATTTTTCATAATCTTAAGTTCTGTTAGTTCTTCAAACAAAAGTTCGATAGCAGGCATTACTAGTCTTTGCTCATATACAAGCATAGCCATATCTTCGTAATGCTTCTTGGCTACAGAAACTGTCTCTGTTCTCATTCCTACCGCCTGCAACTCATTCTGGATATCAAAGGACTGCCAACGGTCAAAGGTAACTAACCCTATATTAAATCCAAGTCTCCGTAGATTTTGTATCCACTGTTTTACCTCTGAAAGATTGACTGGCCCCTCTACTTTTGGTTCCCACCATGCTACAGCATCGACAACAACAATAGGTGATATCTGCTCATAGTCTTTAATTACCTGAACATTAACCCACTTTTCAACATGTGCAATAGCAACAGCACACTTGTCATGCTTCTGTGCAAGGTCAGCGTGAACATAATAAACCTTATCTGGGTCTGGCTTAAAGTTTTCTTCAAATCTTCTGAATTGATCCAGTGGATTTCTAGATGTCATACAGGCACGAACCTTGTCTGCTTGTTTAAAAAAAGCATCTGATGCATATGTAGGAACACAAGCAAAACGCATCATTGCGTCACCAAGGTCTGTCATAAAAGCAATCTTAAAATCATCAACCTTTCTTGTTGGGTTTACTTCCCATGTAGGTCTTTTAATAGCAAAAACTCCAGGATACTTATAAGATTTAATGTGATCTTCGTCCCAAGTAATATCAAACCAATTGTCTTTATCATCATCTGGAAGTAGTGGATTAATAATAAACCTATGTGTTTTAGTTACTACTTCTTTATCAGCGATTACTGCTTCATACCGCTCAGAAATAAAGTCTCCGTTATAGCGTGGGAATGATAGAAGAACTACCTTGCCAAGATCAGGGAAGCGAGAATCTACTGATCCACGAAATGCTTTGTAGATGTTGTCAGCAGTCTTACCCTGCTCATTACCAGTTGCAACCTCGGATGCAAACCCAGAAATCTCGTCGAGCACTGCAAGCAAAAGATTTAAACCCTCATGAGATTCACGCTCAGAGTGTCCAGAGTAAACTGTAACAGATTTATCAAAACCAATAGAGTCTACCTTTGCTTCATACTTACCAGCAAACCACGGGGATCTTTCAATCTTTGATTTGAAACCTTTAAAGAAAACGTTCTTAGCCTGTTGAGCGTTAATAGCAACGTTAATTAAATCTATCGCATCTCCTGATGGTTTTCCAAAGTATTTTGCTGGATCTTTGAGACATAGTAGTTTGTATACAATATAAGCGCAAGCCACAGTAGAGGTGAAGTCTTTACCGCTACCTTTGCCAAGTTGTAGAATGATTTCATTCTTTGTATATTTGTCATAATATCTTGCCCCCTCTTCTTCTCCCATAATATTTATAAGATCTTCTTTACGATAAATCTGACTCATTGCCTCAACAATGTCATACTGGATATCAGATAATCCTGGCTGACCTAAATAGTCTGGAGACTCAACAAAAGTCTTTGCATCGACTGGAGTTTCTTCAAAATGATTATCGGCTAAAGCCTCAAGAAAATCATCAAACTTCATGGACAATGGTAATCACTTCATCCTTTTTGGCAACATCAGAAAGTCTACGCATAATCTCATCACGAACCTGTGGGTACTCAGATGCTATGTCTCTAAGAATTGCCATTAAAACTTCTTGCTTCTTTTCTATTTGTAGCATTTCTTCTGCGAGTTCTTTATTCTCAAGAAGCCCAGCCTTTTGTAGCATATCAATTCTCTTAGACTCAATATCCATAACAAGTTTAATTGCTGCAGTCTTTGCCCCAAGGTTGTTGGTCATGGATGCTTCATCAATAACCTCATACGACTTTGCAATTAGTTTATTATAATGTGTGTCTGCAACTGCAAGTGCTTCTTTAGCACGAGCACGAATAGCATCATTAGCAGATGCCATAACCTTCCACTCATTGATGTGCTGAACTACACGAGTTCTTGGTATTGAAAGATCTTTGGAAATCTTTGTTGCATCATTTCCTTTTAGGTATTCTCCTACAACATTATTAATTTCGTCAAGATGCTTAATTAAATCTTCTTCAGTTGACAAGTTGATAATCCCCCTGAGTTCCTAAATCATTTGACTTTGCTATTTTTAGCAATACCAAGTATCCTATTAAGTCATCAATATCATTGTCTCCTGGATACTCTGTACCCTTCATAAGTCTATTTAACTTATCATCTATACGAACATGGAGTTGCTCTCTTGGTCCCGCCTTTGAAAATATACGTACAGGCTCAAGGGCTGAGTTGCCATAAGCAATATTCTTTTTTACTAACATGTGTGCAATTTCATGGCAGGTTTCTAGTATTTCTTTTCCAGCCTCTGTTCCTACTGTAAGTAAATATAAATCTTCACACTTAAATTGTTGTGAATCTGGAAAAACTGGCTCTAACTTCATCTCTTTGACTTCCTTAATCCAAACTTAGCAAGATATACATAAATAGTTTCCACGCTTACCCCACATTCTTTTGCTATAGCCTCTGGAGATTTCTTATCAATGTGATATCTCTTTTTAAGCCATAATTCACTTGTATATAGTTTAGCACTCATGATTCATCCTTGTCAAATCCAATAGCCTTATTCCAGTTATTTATTGACCAGTGACCAATGCCACATGCATCTGCAACATCATTGTCTGTTATTTTTTTATCATAAATAACATCTAATAGTTTTATTGTTCTTTGCTTCCTGAATTCACGCTCATAAGATTTATACCATGAGTCTGACTTTCCAGGATTCAGAGATCTAATCTTAATCTGTTCTTCTTTAGTTAATCTTTTATTTCCTAAATAATTTTGCCAAGTAATTGGAGATACCTTGCCAATAACCTGGATACCAGATAAACCAGCACCACCCAAGATTCCACCCTGTATTAATGCGAGGTCTGCTGCAGTTTTTGGACTATTCATAAAGACTGTATGCTCAATAACAATAGCCTCAACCAAGTTATAGTGATCAAACAATGCCTTAGACTTTTTACATGCATCAGTTATCTTCTCGTATATATCCCTACCATTAAATGTTATTTTCCCATAACAATCTAATTTGTTATATGAATATATTGCAAAGGCAAGATTATTAGTACTAGCATCTATAGAGCAAATTACTCCAGGCTTTTTACCGTAGTTGCCTTCTGGATATCTATCTGTTTCTTTTGCCTTTGTCATTTGACAATCCTTTTACTTGTTTTAAAACTTTTTTAACATCTATTGGATTGATTACACATTGATTACATAACGGCTCATCGTTATATATGGACAACTTCTCTCCACACTGCTTACAAGTTCTATTCTTACCCTTACGCTTTTGTCGTCTAGTTTGAATATATCTTTGTGCAATTTTTTCTTTAGTGGCTTGCTCTCTGCATTTTTCTGAACAATATATCTGATAAGATACATCAGATTCAAATGTATGATCGCACCATCTACAACTCTTCATTTTCTAGCAACTCCAGAGGTTTAATTTTAACTACCCCTGCCTCTGCTTCAGCACATGCTTTTTGGATTGGGCACACCTTACAAATTTTAGAATTAGATCGATAAGGCTTTTGTGGCAACTCTCGATCCTTCCAAGACTTGTGTACTGTTCTCATCCAATCAAATGCCTGGTCTACCCACCGACGGTAATGATCGTTTACTACTACTGGTAAAGTCAACAACTCATGATTATTTTTATTTTCATAAATCATTACACCCTTGCCGACTTTCCAAACCTTCATATAGATTAGCAATTGCATAAGATGACCCATCTTAGGCTTTCTACTATTCTTTTTGTATTCAAAGCCTTCATTCATTATTGTTTTAATTTCACCAATAATTCTTTCCCCATTATGCTTAAGCATGACATCTCCATACCCGTCAAAAGGTGGATCGTCTAACTTAACTCTAAACTCCATTGCTGGATGAGTTTGCTTATTATATTTTCTTTCAATGGGATCGAATTCCATATCTTCATCAAGAAGTCCAGAAGCCTCGATGGCCTCCTGAATTCTTTCGTGACCAAGTGTTCCGTTAGTTCTATTCGCAACACCAAATGCGTCAGAGTTGTCGTAATGAACCTGTCCATCAAATGCAAGGTACCAGTATCTAGGACACTCTCCAGCGCCATAAGTTAAAGCGGATGCTGAAAAATTTGTCTTCTTACTAAACCTTGGCTTTGTTTTTGTCATGTAGCCAGATTCTATCTTTTCTATTAATCCGTCAACAAAACTTGTGTCTTCTTTAGATTCATGCTTTTTCTCTGGACTCTTGATCATTACTTGCTTCAATAAATTTTTAGTCATTGTTATCCTTTGTTTGTATTAATTATAGCAGATATCACTTAATTATGTATTTAAGAGCAGACACAAGACTATTTATTGACTCTGCTGCTGTATAGTAAATATTTTTCTTTCCTCTATTTGACTTATCCACATTAGCCATCCATGTAGCCCTAAATGCCATTTTGGCTGCAATTGCCTGTAGTCTAACTATCTCTACAGTAGCCACGCTCATGGGGATATCTGGCTTTATAATTATCTTAGCAATAAATGTTAGGGCAGAGGTTAACTCCTCGTCCTCCATGTACTCTGCTATTTCTGACAAACCATTTACCATATCAAGCGTTGTATTACTCTGTTCCATTATTCACCATCTGTTCTAGTAGTTCTAACTCTATTATAGCAAGTCTTACCTTCTTGTTACCCTCGCCAAGTACCACCACAATTGCTGGGTCGTTGCCATTTCGTATAGCATCTGTAACTGCTTTAGCCCATACATCTTGATTAAGCGTAAAAGATTTTGAGTTCTCTTTAAAGTCTACAGTAAAGTTTGCCCAAGTAGCATCGCCCTTCTTAGTATTTCTACCAGAATTTTTATGCTGCTTTGCCCCTAACCTTTTACTTTCATTTTTTTCAGTCATTTCTTTTTACTTTCTTATATCCAACCTTAAACAATTGAACTTCTGATAAATGTTTATCTGCACACATCCAAGATGCCATCCCAGTAGATAGATAAACCCGCATAGTTTTTACTTCCTTTTTACAGGTCTTGCATGGAAACTTTCCTTCACAGATAGTGTATTTATCCACTGATCTTATTCTTAATCATATCTTGTAGATCAAGATCCTCTCTTACTCTATTAACAAATCCATCTCTACCCTGAACCTTTGATCCATCTGGCAGAACATACCATGCTCCAGTTCTTTCAACTATGCCCAAAGATTCAGCAGTATCAACAAGATCAGCGACAGAGTCAATGCCCAAAGTATCGCCTCTAAAATAGAAATCATATTCACCAGACTGAAAAGCAGCACTAGTTTTTGAAAACTGGAGTTCCCATCTAACCTTTCTACCAATCTTTTCTTCAATAGCCTTGTCACCAACATATATCTTTCCCTTTAATGCTTGGTTGTCTGATTCTGATGAAAATAGTTTAACAACAGTAGAGGAATAAAATTTAGTAGCCTGCCCACCAGTCGGTTGTTGGCTTGTGTACATTGCATTAATATTATTTCTTGACTGACTAATTAATATAAACAGTGTTGGTTTAACTTTATTATTAGCATAGTTAATCATCTTCCATGCATTACTAAAGTCACGAGACTCAGCGCCAATTTGTTTTGTGTTTTCTAATTGCTTAAGTTCGTCAGAATCTTTTTCAAAATAAATAGCAGGTAGAAGAGATGTAATAGAATCTACAACAATTAAGTCTACTCCAGCCTCCATGAGACTTACACCAACATCAACCATTTCATTAATTGTTCTAGCCTGAGAAACAATTAGTTTGGATGTGTCTACTCCTAACTTCTCTGCCCATGATTTATCATATGACATTTCAGCATCGATCCATGCACAGACCTTACCTTCTTTTTGCGCTAATGCAATTGTCTGCAAACATAAAGATGATTTAGCAGATGACTTTGATCCCCATATTAATACCTGTCTTCCATATGGTAGTCCGCCATTTAGGGCACGATTAAGTCCGTGACTGGGTGTTGCTGCGTACTCAGTTTTTGGAACTTCATCCCCTACCAATATACTCTTTCTTAACTTAGGGTTTAACTGTGCTAATACATCTTCAATGCTAACCGACATTTACATCCTCCAATATTACGGTGCCATCTTTGGTTTTGCCAAACTCAAACTTGTATGCGTGTCCTTCTTCTATTTTCATATATGCCTTAGCAAATGCTGTAGGAAATACTGTTACAGAATGCAACTCTCTGGAAGTATCTGCTAAAGTAAGCGAAGCCATCTTTTTACCTGCTTTGGTTATCCTAGGTTTAAAGGATACCACAAATAACTCGTCGTCTTTGTATGGCAACATTCTATAGTTTAAGAATTTAACTAAAGCAGAGTCAGATCCTTTTATCTCGTCAACAGGAACAGCACTAACAATTCTGTTATCAGAACAGAGTGCAATATAACTTCGTCCAGCCTCAATTGTAGTTTGTTCTTCATCAAATACTCCAATGCTTCCAGTCTTATCTAAGATCTCAACACGAGACCAACCTTTACCACGCTTAATTCCTTTTACCATACCCATTAAAATAAACGAACCTTTTTCTTCAAAGTCCTCTACTTGATTAATGAATGCGTGATAATGTGATGGAACTGTTTGTGTAAATTCTGGCAAACCTAAATATTCATAAAGATGTTCTCGTAACTCATCATCATTTCTTGGATTATCAGGAAATGTTGCTGCTCCGATAAGTCTTAACGCTTCAAGCGCTCTGCTGTTGACTCCATTACCTTTCGTAAATGTAAAGGCTTTAACTTCCTCGAAAGACTTAAAAGGTCGTGCCGATATATATCGTTCTGCAATCTTATCAGAGATAAACTTGATCCCCGACAATCCAAACCGAATACCCTTACCCTCAATTTTAAAATCAATATCCGAATCGTTAATGTGAGGTAGTTTAATGCTAATGCCCATTCTTTTCGCTTCAATAAGATATTCAGTTCGTGCATCTTTGTCCCTTTCATTCTTAAGTAATGAGTACATAAACTCAATTGGATAATAATACTTTAGCCATGCCGTCCAATACGAGAGCGTAGAGTAAGCAACCGCATGAGACTTGTTGAACGAATAACCCGCATGCGCCTCAAAGTCATGCCATAAATCACGAGCCTGATTAGGACTAACAAACTTACTAGCACCGTCAACGAACCTATCACGAAAAGCATCAAATTCTCTAGCATCTTTCTTTTTACCAATGATCTTACGAACCTTGTCCGCTTCAGACCAAGACATCCCTCCAAGTTCAACGCAAGCCTGCATAACCTGCTCTTGGTATAGGATACACCCATATGTTTCTTGTGTGAATGGTTTCATGGTTTGATGCAGATAATTTACTGCCTGTCTACCGTGCTTGCGCTCAATATAGTCCTTGCCAATAGTATTCATTGCACCTGGACGAACCAAGGCATTGGAAGCAGCAAGTTCTGCTAAATTCTTTACGCCCATCTTAACAAGTAGGTTGGTATAAGGTGTGGCTTCACACTGGAACACACCCTTTGTATACCCCTCAGAAAGCATCTGATAAACCTTGGAATCATCCATATCAAGACTTAAAAGATCTATCTCAGTGCCCTCTCGCTCCTTAATAATATTTAATGTATCATTAATAACGCTTAAGGTTTTAAGACCAAGTGCGTCGATTTTGATGAGTCCGATTTTCTCAGCCTCTTCCATATCAACTGCCACAACAGGAATACGCTCATCGGAACCAGGAGAATTACGTGTCTCCATCGGTGCGTACCTAAAAATAGGATTTTTGCTAGTGACAACACCAGCAGCGTGAATGCCAGTACCTCTAATACGGCCACGAAGTTGTTCTCCATATTGCTCCACCTCTGGATATTTCTCTCTAAACCATGCCGTAGTTTTTGATGTGCAGTACTCATCCCAAGTATCTACCAACTTCAAAACTTTATTAACATCTACTAATGGAATATTTAATGCACGAGCAACATCTCGTACAACACCCTTATCTTTAAATTCTAAAAATGTTGCAATAGATGCAACATGCTTATACTGCCTTACTAAATAATCTTTTACTTCATCACGACGAGTATCTTGAATATCTGTATCAATATCAGGAAAGTCATTACGCTCTGGATTGATAAATCTGAAGAACAGTAGTCCATGCTTTAGTGGATCGATATCAGTGATGCCAAGTGCATAGCAAAGCAAAGAACCAGCAGATGATCCACGACCAGGGCCAACCATAATCTTTTCCTTCTTTGCCCAAGATATCATGCTTTGAACAACAAGGAAGTATGGACCAAACTTTTTATCTTGAATTACAGTTAACTCTTCTTCAAGTCTATCAAGATATTCTTGTTTTGTATCAAGACCTTTTTCTGCCAAACCAGCCATAGCCAATTCTTTTAATTGCTTGTCTGGATTTTTATACTGAACTGGAAGGAGATTTAGATTATCTTGAATCTCATAATCTTCAACCTTATTAGCAAGATCTAGTGTATTTTCATAAATATCAGTTCTCCAGATTGCTTGCTTCTCCATAGCATCTTTGATTTCTTCATATGACAATAGATGGATGTCAAACTTATTAAAGGACATTTGTCTATCTGCACCATATAGATAATCTAGTCGCTTCATCAAATCGCCTTGCTTCTTAGACTTTTCATATGTTGCATCTTTTTGAATTTTATTTGAGTATGTGTTAAGAATTAACTTTAACTCTTGAATTTCTTTTTGTGATGGATCAACATGGTGACAGTCTGGAGTTACAATAGGCTTAACCTTAAACTCATCTGCTAATAATAATATATTTCGGTTAATTGATTCATCATTGTGTGGCATTACCTCAAGATAATAATCATCGCCAAACTGTTCTTTAAACCACTTAATATATTTCTTTGCCATGCCAAGTTCACCAAGTTCAATTGACTTAGCAATGATTCCGCTTGGACAAGCAGAAGATACAATGATGCCTTCTTTGTACTTAGATAAAACTTCAAAATCTATTCTTGGCTTCTTGTAATATCCTTCGGTCCAAGCAATTTCATTTAGTTTATTTAGGTTTTCTAATCCAACCTTATTCTTGGCTAGAAGAATTATATGGTTATAAACCATATCAAGTTGATCGGTTCTTTCGCTTTTATCTCTATGATCAAAACGATCTTCACACATATAACCTTCTATGCCAAGAATAGGTTTGATACCACTTGCTTTGGCAATACGATACATTTCTCTGTGGCCAGAAAGGGAGCCATGGTCTGTAATCGAAATTGCAGGCATACCCAGTTTTGTAGCACGATCTACATATTCAGATGGCAACCCAATACCATCGAATAATGAAAAGTGAGTATGTAAGTGTAGTGGTACGTAGTTCATCTACTACCAGTCGATATTC